AATGGTTTGTGATTCTTTCGGGGTCTGTCCTATCGGGATAGGTAGCATCTACACCTTCAATGTGTGAGTTAGAAGAAACACTTTTAAGTGTGTCTTTTAACCACTCATGCAAAGTAGCCTTTGCGGTGGATGTACCTAATCCCGACAACAACTGTGTTTCAGTAGGGTCTAAGTTAGTGATTATGTCTAACAAATCCTCTCTGATTGAGTTGTCATCATATGTGTAAGTCAAAGCCATTCTAATTTACTCCTCAAATTTTCCTTGTTTTTTTAACCAAGCACTAACAGCCTTATTGGCATCCTTGACGGTTCCACTTTTACGCAGAGTGTCTTTAGCCCTAGATAGACTATCTGTTTCCTGAACAGATGTGGTTTGCCCACCTTCTATCATAGTACCTTTTTGCAAAGTTTTCACCTGAGTCTTTAATTTTTGCTGACTAGCTACTTGACTTCCTGAAAGGTCGTCTTTTGCTAGTGCTAAAGCAACTCTTAAACCCGAAGGATTATTCGCAATATCAGGATTTCGCATATATGCATCCATTCTTTGAACAATCGGACTTTTAGTATTCCATCCAACAAAGTTCCCAGCGTTGTCTTTAATAGCTATTTCTGGGTGTCGTTGTATAACAAAATTAAAAGTCTCATTTTTTACTCTTTCAGCCGTTTGCTGTTTTTGTAATGTTTGAAACTTTTGGTCTATTGTCTCAGATACTTTCTGTTCCTCTAACTTGTTCATTTCAGTCAACGCCCAAACTCTGTGTGCAGGCTCAGTGTCTTCTTTTGAAATGTATGCCATAAGCTCTTCCTTAGTATGCTTTGGCTGTTGTTGCTGTCCTTGAAAATTATCCATCTTTTGCAAGATTTGGTCTTGCTTAGATGAGACATCTTCATACTTACGCTTCATCTCGTAATACCTGTTTTTAAAAGGTACTCCCATTTCATCTACATCAGATTGAACACCAGTTACCTCTGGAGTAGGGATTATCTGTGTTTCCGATTGAGTTTCTGCGTTTTGTTCCTGTGGGTCGGTTTCAGGAACATTATTTACGACCTGTTCTATCTCAGGTTCCGTCGCCTGATTTACGTTTTCTTCTTCCATATTACCTCCGTATTTTACGCCTACTTGGCGGTCTTTAATTTAGTAGTATACTTTTTACCATTCCAAGTAAAAGTTTTCCTACCGTTAGTTCTTGCTGTATAAAAGGCTTGTTTAAAACCAACACCTTTTTTATTTTTTCCTTGTACTTCTTTATGATAATCGTGTGCACCCGTAGAATATGTCTTACCATAAGCCTCTGCCCAGTCAGGAGAAGCTAATTTAGGATTATAGTAGTGGTCAGCCCCGCCTGTAGGGTCAGGTATCTTTCCATCATCTATAGCTTTCCTTAACTGTACTCCACGCTTAAAATACCATTCTTCATCTTCGGTCAATTTTCCATTTATTACTTTGTTCCATTCATCCCCACCGACGCCTGAAAACTGTTTATCTGCAAATATAACTTCTTCTCTTGTAGCACCAAACCTATCTGGTCTTGCTTCTCTATTCTTAACAGCCCAAATAATACCAGTAGCATCTTTTTCAAATGCCTTATGACTCTTTTTTGTCGCCTCCGAAAATACTAACGGGTCAAGATAATCCACCATATTATTTCTTCCTCTTTTTTCTAAATTTACCAATAAGTTTGGCTGCCTCTGCCATTGTGAGAGATTTCTCTTGTTTTTTAGATGTCTTTCTAATCTTTGCCTCTGTCCAGTCTGGGTGTACACGATGTAACTCTTCGTGGATAATAGTATTAAGAAGCTCACCTTTACGAGGATTAACACGAATGGTTTTAGTTTCATAGTCTATCTCTCCATAGTCATGCATACTTCTGTCTACTTTTCTCTTATATCCTTTAGCCATAATTTACTCCGTATCATAATCTTTATCTACAACCGACTCTGGGTTTCTAATAATAGCCAATCTCTCCTGAGACACCTTTAAATCACTCTGATACTTGTCTTTAAGTGTAAGAACGTGAGTTGTTGCAAGTTTTACTATTCTTGCCACCTTTAGTTTTTCATCATTAATTATGTCTTGCCAGTTATCATCCCAATACTTCTTTTGTTTCTCCATATCGCTTATAATTACTTTCCAAGCTGGAGAACCATCAATGTCTCTGATAACTGTATTACATTCACCAATCCGTTCAACTAACTCATTTTCTTCCTGCATCAGGCTTCTCCTTGGTTTCTGCTTTACTAATAGAATCGGAAATCTTTGCTAATGTTTCATAACCCTTTGCTTCTTGTTCTATGTCCTTGTCTTGTCGTCTATTCTGTTCGTTTAACATTCTTCCTTGAACATCAGGTTGAATACCACGTTTCTGTAATAGTTGCATCTTCTCACCATCAGTTAGGTCATCACCCTTCAATCTGATAAAATCTGACTCATCTCTTTGTTTTTGTTCCATTTGTTCTTTTTGTTGTGCTTGCATAGTTTGCTGCATTTGTTCAGGTGTCGCTACTAACTCTTCCCAGTTAGGGACATCTAACATCTGATAAAACCGTTTATAAGCGTTAGCTACATGTATAGGAGATATAACTCCCATTTGTATAGCTAATTGATTTTGTGTTCCCATCATAATCTGTTGAGCTTTCTGCATCTTAACTTGTGGATTAGTATTCTGGTCGTTTCCTCTTACAGTAATAACATACTTGCCCTGTGCTTCTTCACGGGTTAGTTTAATCTTCTCACCATCTTTTTGCGAGTCTTTTCCAAAATACATAAACTCATAACTGTCATCCCCATACTGAGACCATAAATCCCATATCCAGTTGAATAGATCTGCAAAACAACCTCTGAACATATCAGCGTCTAAGGAGAATACACTACTGGCACTTTGAACTTGATGGTCAACCTCACCTAATGTCCGAGGCTGTCTCTTATTAATCATAGACTGTAGAGAGAAGTCAACCTGACCTATAAGTTCTTCAACCTTAGTTTCAAGTATCATCTGTTCTTTCTCGTAAGAGAACTCTACATTAGGATTGTGTGCGTTCAACGGAGCTATTAAGTCATTTAATGGTTGCATACCTTGTGCCGGAATACCTTGTCCAAATACAAACTGAACAGTCTTGGGATTAACCATACCTGCACGATATATATACATAGGAGAGTTGGTAAGCGTTTGCCTATCAATTTTCTGCATATGTTGTATATCTATCTCTTTAACTATATCTTCAATCAACTCTGGTATTCCCCTGTGTGAGAACCACCTATCAGAGGTTAACTCGTAAAATAGCTTTACGAAGGGGAAATTACCAGAGTAGAAAGGTAGGGTAATTTTTCTTAGTTCCTGATTAAAGTCAGGTGCTACAGTAACTACACATTTCTCTTCTGTCCCATCATTATTAATATCATACCAACAATAACACTCCCATATCTTTACTAAATGGTTAGTCGACTGTAATCTCTGTATACCTTCTCTTTCATCTCTAGTTATGTCTATTTTATTACTTGATAGGTCAACATCCTGTTTAACACCAATATTACCTATTCCTTCAATATCCCACTTCTTATGCTCGGCATTACTTTTTAATTGATGAAATGGTAGATAAAATTCATGTATTACATATTGTGCTGACTGAGGGTCAAATCCAGTAGTAGGTGGAACATATACTCTCTCTGGTTCACACAATGCAACATCAGGGTTATTATGAAGAACATCTTGTATTTCAAACTTTACATTCTCTTTGCCCGATAATAACTCATCTACTATTCTTGATACTTCTTTTTGGTTATGTTCTTTAACCAAATCATTCATATCAACATCTAATCTTTTAACAATAGCTTGTTCTACTTCCTCTGGTTGTCTCTCAGCATCAAATATCCATAAAGCCTCTTGTATAGAAATGTCATCTAAAGACAGTTCTTCAACTCTATTTGTTATCTCTATTCGCCAATATGGTTTAAGAAGAAAGAATCCCTTTTCAAGTGTTTGGTCTATAGCAATCAAAGACTTCGGTTTTATATCTATCTTCTCCATAATTAAATGGTCTAAGAACTTCTCTATCTTTCTTGCTGTTTCCCAATTTCCAGAAGGAGATGGTACTGCTTGGACTATAGGTCTGATACCAAATATAACATTAGCAAGAGCAGCCTTGAGCTTTCTCATCTTGATTTCAATAGTAGGCATACGGATATTAGAACATCCCACAAATGGGAATGTCTTTTTCTTCTTTATCCTCATCCTCATTCTATGCCACTTATCTTGAGAACTTCTCCAAGGTTCAGTCCAGTTTTCAGAATCAGTTTTCCAATTCTTTATCTTACTAACCAGTTTGTTTATGCCACCTTCTGACATACCTGCTGCTGGCTGGACTTCTTCTTTTTGGTACTTAACTGCCATTCATATCTCCTTTAATATCCATAATCAAAAATCTTTGGTTCTTGTTCATCTGATAACAATTCTCCGTATCTTCCTCTTTTCTTAACTTCTGGTTCTATATAGTTCGGTGTGATTATAGTTTCCGCGTAAGTGAGACAATCAACAATATCATCCCAACGAGAAGCACCCAATGTAAGAAGCTCATCTTTAGCCTCCTCGTGATTAGCATGTATATAATATTTACCAGATTCAAACAATGGTTGTAATGCCGCAACTATTCTATCTTTCTTCTTTCTTATTACTTTGTCTGTTCCTCTTTTAAATACATTCTTTAATTCCACCACAGGTGGATATAAATGTCTTTCCGCAGCTTTACGCATAAATGAATTAAAAAACTCTTTCTCTGTTCCTGAATTAGGTATCCCCAAAGCTGTTACTGTATCTTTGTTTTGAAGCCACATATTTAATATGGAATCAATAAACTGCCCACTAGGGTTATGAGTCCGTATATAACTATCAAGATACCTAGAGTGCAAACCGTTGATACCAACCAAAACGGCAACCTTGTAATCCGCCCTCTCGTCATCAGCGTAAGCAGGGTCAACGGCAATAACACGACTGAGGTCATCAGGCAACTCCGTCCAGTATCTGAGCTGGTGCGGCTTAATCGGTGATGCTTCATTAAGTATAGGGTCATTAAGGTACTCCGAGGCAAAAGCGGTGCTCCCAATCTCCTTTTTCCTTGCTTGGAGCTTTTTGTGCGACCACAACGATTTCCACAACTCATACCCTTCCTCCTGCCTTGCATCGTGATATGCTCTGAATTTCCGCTTCTCCCAATCATTATCGCTATCTAACATCTCCTGTAAAAGAGCTAGAGGGCTGATAATAGTCCCTATCCATATGAATTGACCATGGGGTAGAAGGGTGTTTAAACACGCCTTAAAGACCCACTCTCGCAGCTTTGTCCTCTGGTCTGTAGAGGCAACTGACTCATCAGTCTCTATATCATCTAATATAATTAAGTCAGGGCGGAAACCACGAATCTGACCTCCAGCACCACGAGCACGAATGTTCGTTTTCTGCTTGTTATTTAATATCAGGTGGGTTTCCGTCCACTTATTTGACTTTAAATCACCAAAATACTTTAATAATAACGGATTTGACTCCATTTCGGTACGCATCTTGCGTAACCACTCTATTGAAAGCCCCTCAGAGGCGGATATAATTAGAATATCCTTCTTCTTCTGGAATAAAGCACACCAGAGAGGATAAAAGACGCTGCATATCATTGATTTAGCGAATCCTCTAGGAGCCGCCAATGCTAAGCGTTGCTTATTCTGCACCAAACTATATATATCGCGATGAAACTCAGGAATCTTGCTGGTTAAGAAATGCCCCAGAAAGTCCTCCACCCAGGTCAGCAAGTCTGCCGCCCAGATGTCATATAATTTAGTTGCCTGTTCTTTTGTT